CCACCGTATTGTTCAATGGCATCCTTTTTCTGCTGTTCAAGTCTTTCCAATTCAGCTTGTGGGTCATCCACCCAAGGGTGATTTGCAATAATGGTTTCATCAGAAAGGATTCCTGCTGATTTTCCGCAGTTGTCAATAACTTCACTTTCACTGATAAGAATATCCCTATTGAACAGGACAGTCACATCTTCACCTTCAAAGTCACCAATACCTGCATTGAACAAATGAACATTGATAAACCAAAGCAGTTCTTCAAAGGAAGCCTGGTATTCAGTTTCCATTGAATTTGCATCCAGGTCAATGTCAGAATACATGGATTGAATGTTCATCTGATTTGGATTACCTGCAAGCCTGTCATCCTTGGCATCATAACCCATTGCATTTTCAATGATTGCCTTCTTGAAGATTTCAAGGATGGACTTGTAATTCTCTGAATTGACTTCAACTTGTAAAGTTTTTAGGTCACCACCTGCACCATCAACTGTCTTGACCTTTACTGCACCATAGGTTGCCAGGTTCTTTCTGAATTCACCTAGGTTTTCACCATCATAGTTTACAAGAACAAGAATGGTGTTCCTTGCATCTTCTTCCATGTTGTTTTGAAAGTTGGAAAGGATTGTGTTCAGTCCATCTTGTAAGGTCTTGACCATCTTAATCAAAGGGATTTCCTTTGAATTATACTTGAATGGAATCAAGGGAATTCTTGACCAGTTCCAACCTTGGGCAATTTCCTTGCCTTCATCATCCACATCAATCAATGTGAAGTAGTTCTGAAAAGGAACTTCATCAGGAATCAGCTTGCCACCATCCAGGATGAATCTATTGATTCCCTTGTCATAGTAGACTTCAACCTTTTCAACAATCTTTTCATCTGCTCCTTCATAGGATATGACTTCATAAATCCTGATTGCATAGTCCAGGACGGTNTGTTCTGTGTGTTCTGCATCCTTCCAACCAGGAATGATTTCATAAGGCTTGAACCGCTTGAAGGTGAATTCACCATGTTCATCATAATAAATGAACAGCCAACCAACACCATTGTTCAGGGAATCTTCACCAACATTCTTCATCAGTCTTTGAAACTTCTTATTGAAGACCTGTTTCAACACCTTTGAATATAGTTCATTGTCTGATTGAACTGAAATGGGTTGTCCTAACAGGTAGTTGTTCTTTTGGTCAACCATCTTCTTGTACTGATTATCAACAATTCTGTTGTTTGGAAGGTTCTTGACTTCTTCAAGTTCACCAGTAGCACCAATGACAGTCCGTTTCCTGGAAAGGATGTCATGCCTTCCTGCATAATACTTTTCACCATCAATCATGTCTTTTCGTCTTCTTGATGTCTTGAAGGTGTTGATTTCCTTTACAATGAACTGTTCATCAGTCAGTTTGGTGCTTGCACCTTGCTTCAAAATGTTCCCTATCTTTGCCATTTCACTTCCAATAAAATTAAACATGTTTCATTCACCCCCTTTCATATACAATTCATTTTCTGAAAGGCTGCAAGCATCTTTGGGAACTGTGCTGCAATCCAATCAACCATTTCTTCATTATCTGCCCAGTCACTATTGCAAGACAGACCGCTTTCAAATAAAAAAGCATGAATAAGTTCATGCCTGATAACTTTCTTTTTATATTCATCAAGGTTTGACTTAGCCATCAATGAAGGTTCTGTCATATCATGGACAACACAAACCTTGACTGAATCATCACAATATCCATCACATTCTTTTAGCTTCTTGTCAGACCGTTCATTTGATTCTTTGACCTGCCAGGTTACACCAAGCACATTGACTTTCTTTATGCTGTCCACCACCTTTCAAAATATATTAAAACACCAGGGAAGAAAGGCAGGAGTGTTCACTCTGAATGTGAACCGAGAATCCTTTCCCCCTGGTGTTTTAAACAAAATCATTAGGTAATAAATAAGAACCCTTGAATATACTTGCTTTGCAAGTGTTCTTGTTACTAACCTGTTATTATCATCAATCAAAACTGAATGTTTCACCCTTGCTGAAATCTTCCAAAGCATACCGCATAGCATCCATTAAATGGTTGAAATCATCAATTGGTTTATTGATTTTCTTTCCAAATTTATCTGTATCCCAGGTGTAGTTTGAAATCTCTGTAAGGAAATTCACACACCTTGGATGAATAACAATCTTGAAGTCCTGGATGTAGTCAATACCATTGTTGACTGAATCCTTGCCTTTCCTTGCTGCTCTGATATTAGAAAGACCCAGTTCACGCAGCCTGTCAATTGACTTGGGTTCTGCTGAATCTGCCCTGATTCTTTCTTTTCTGTAACCCATACCATCAATGTTGGAATAGATTGCTTCATTGGAAAGACCTGTTTTGTATAGTTCATCAAACACATAGATTGTTTTGTCTTTCAGGTCAACCAGTCCACACCATAGGGCAGAAGGGTCATTTGTATAACCAAAGTCAAGACCAAAGGCAGACTTGATTGCTGCAATTTTCTTGACTGTTTCAATATTAAAGTCTTTTTCTTCCCAGTTCTCAAACACAAGACCTTCAACAATACCCCATTCACCAAGACCTGCAACTTTGTACCGCCTTGGGTTATTCTTTTTCATGGTTTCAAAGACCTTCTTGTCAGCAGCATCCAACCATTCATTGCACATATAGTTGGTTGTCAGTGCAAGAATGTCATCATCAGGTGCAGCATCAAAGAACCTTTTCTTTATCCAGTGATGTTCATTCCATGGGTTGAAGGTAAGGGTTATTTGTTTGAACAATCCTTCATCAACAGAACCACGAATGGATTCATCAAGGATGTCAAAATCATCTTCCTTCATGATTTCATAGGCTTCTTCAATCCACATCCAACAAAGTGAACCAACATCCACTGTGATTGATGTGACTTTCAATGGGTCATCAAGACCCCTGAAATAGATTGTTTGACCAGTAGGGATGTATGTCATTTGCAAAGGGGATTCAGTAATCTTCCAATGGTCTTGAACACACAATCTGTTGATTGCCCATTTCAATTCAGTGAAGCAGGAATCCTTCAAGGTTCTGAATGTCTTCCTGACAACAAGAGTATTTGCACCAGGGTATTTCATCATATTGACTATGTACCAAAGGGCAGTGGTCTTTGATTTCTTGGATGCTCTTGAACCTTTAACAACTCTATATCTGCCCTTGAAATGCCAAAAGCAGTTGTATTTATGACCAACAACTTTCTTCAATGATATTTTTAATTTATTCATGGGCATCACCGTTATTTATGACATCATAAAATGAAAGTGCTGATTTTACATGTGTTCTTGATGATTCTGTTACTAACATGTTACTAATCGTCATCTTCTTCACCCAAATCATCAGCTATGACAATAGGGATTGCACCTTCAACCTTCAATCTATCACTGAACATTCCAATGTGTTTCCCAAGAAGTTCAAGTGCTTTGATTTTGTCATAGGTCTTGACTTCTCTTTCTGTGATGTCACCATTGTCAGTTGGAATGGTCTTGACCTTCACTGAACTGATTGCAGCAGTATCATCCCTGTTTGCATCACCCCTGACTGTTGCTTCATCCATATTGATGACATCAGTTGGGTTGATGAAAGCAATCTTTGCCAGTTCCTGAACAATTCTGTCTGCATTCACACCAGTTCTTTTGCTTCTTTCAGCAAGTGCCTTTTCAATAGCATTTTTAATGTCAGGTTTTGACATGTTTTCATCAGCAATCTGTCTTGCACTTGTAGGAGAATAACCTGCTCTGATTGCAGCCTGTGTTGCATTCAAATCAATCAGGTATTCTTCAACAAACAGTTTCTGCTTCTTTGTCAGTGCCATTTGCAACACCGCCTTTCAATCAAAATAAAATAGCAGCAAATTTCTTTGCTGCTATCGCATGATATCATTGTTACACATGTTACACTTACATAGAATAACAATTCATAACATTATTTTATTGGTACAATGAAGTTCTGTAATGCATTTGAATGAATTCTATGTACTTGCATAATAGAATAGTTCATTCTTTCTGCTGTTTGTTCCCAGGTAAGAAATTCTATATACCTATATCGCAAAACAAGTTGTTCCTTTCGATTCTTAATTTTATCAATAGAATCATGTATTTCCTTTTTCAAATCAATAAAGCGGTCAATTTCCTGATTGATTTGCTGTTCAAGGTCAACAATCTTTGCAATGATGTTTGGCATTCTATCACCTGGAAGATTGCCCCCCTGAACTCTTTCTTGTGAAAAGTTTGTTCCTGGTAAACTTGTTGACATAAGTCTTAATTGCTCAACTTCTCTGATATGACTATTTATCAATTCATTCAAGCGGTAAGCCTGTCTTAAATATTGTTTCGCTGTCATTTTATCACCCTTTCTTAAATACTTTTATCTGTTACACATCAATGTTACAGTTACACTTAAAATGTTACGGTTGAATTTTTCATGTGTAACACTTACAAAGTCAGTAAAATCAATACTTTCACAGGTTAAGTGTTACACTTGTTACAGTTATACTTCTTATATAG